AAGAAGTGTTTCCTGAAATGTGGGAGTTTTTAAAAGAGTATGAGTAAGTTACCAGATACAATTTGTTCTGCACCATTTTTTAAACTTGAATTGGATAATGCTTTTAGGTTTAGACCGTGTTGTAAGTTTGAGGGTGGATATGAAGTAGATAAAAAGTTTTCGTTTGAGGATGCTTGGAATTCACAAGATAGGAAAAATCTAATAAAAGATTTTCTTGATGGTAAAAAACCTAAACAATGTAGAGAGTGTTGGGTAGAAGAAGAATTAAATGTTCCGAGTTATAGGAGTCATATGTTAGATGTAATTCCTAAGTCAACAATTGAACAATCTTTAAATGATGAAAATATATATCCTAAATCTTTGGATATAAAAGTATCTAATCTTTGTAATATGAAGTGTAGAATATGTGGGCCAGGAGCTTCTTCATTAATAGCTAAAGAATATTTGAAACATGGAGAATTAGGTAAAGAAGATTATGAGTTTTTTAAAAGTAAAGCAGAAATATTAACAGATGTAAATATTTCAACTATTAAATCTTGGTTGCCAAGTATTGAAAGATTAGAAATTACAGGAGGAGAGTCTTTTATAAATTCACAAATGTATGATTTATTAGAATTATGTGTTGAAACAGATAATGCTAAACACATAACATTTCATACAAATACTAATGGGACAATTTTTAGTGAAAAGTTAAATAAAATATTTAAAGAATTTAAGTCTATAAGTATAGGTTTTAGTATTGATGATATAGGGGATAGATTTGAATATCAAAGAGATGGTGGTGATTGGAATAAAGTTAAAGAAAATTTAAGTAACTATCAAAAATTAGATTTACCTAAAGAATTTTTTATAAACTGTACTGTTAGTTTTTTAAATATATATTATATGCCAGAGTTTATTAATTGGTGTAATAAAAATAATTGGCATATGGGATTTAATATATTATTTTTACCACCACACAATCATATAGGTAATTTACCTCATAGGGTTAAAGATAAAATAATAGAGAAATATGAAGAATTTCCAGAACTACTCACAAATGAACCACATAATATAGATAAGTTACCAAAACTTATTGATATGATGAATTTAGTAGAAGTAGTAGATAATACTCTTTTTAATAAAGCATGGAATGAAATAAAAAAGGTAGATGGTCGTAGAAACCAAAAATATTCAGATTCACACCCAGAATTTTATAAAATAATTCAGGAGTATATAATTGAAAAAATATAAATATGTTGTGGCAAGTGGATGTAGTTTTACTGTAGGTGATATTTTAGCCCCAAATATAGTTAATCCAGGAGAGACCTATGGAGATATTGTAGCTAATCATTTTGATGCAAAATTTTATAATTTGGCTGAGGGTGGTGCTGCAATATCGAGTATGTACAGGAGAACTTTAGAATGGTGTGGTAATAATAAAGATAAGTTTAAAGATACTTTGATTATATTTGGTATGACTGGGGTAAACAGGATAGAGGTTTGGAATAGTTGGGATCGTAAGTGGCAAACTGATTTGACTCATCATCCATTGTTGGATGCTGAGTTAGAAATTAAACTTATGATTGATTGGCCCTTAGAACAAAGAAAAAACTATTTTATAAATTTTTATAATGATAATGCACAATTTTTATTAGCTACTAATATGATTATAGGGTTACAATCATTTTTAACATTGAATAATATAGACCACGTGTTTTTTGATGCGTTAGATCCTATTGATACATATTGGGAAAAATTTTGTGATGATAAAGAAGATAAATTTGGACACAAGTTATTATTTGATAATTTAGTTTCACACGAGAATTGGTATAAACATCCAGAGTATAAGTCTTTTAACGATTGTACATATACAAATATCCAAATGGGAGCATACAAAGATGGTACAGATCCCCATCCAAATAAAGAAGGACATGAATATTGGTCAAAATGTTTAATAGAGTTTATTGATGAAAAAATTAACAACTGAAGAACGTAAAAAATATAATAAAATGAGAAGGGATTTTGATTGGAAACAACGTCCTAATTTAGATAGTTGTTGCAATGCTCCTCTTAATAATATGTATTTTTCAACCAGAGGTAGTGTTTCACCATGTTGGATTTTAACAGATGACGTGGAACATTGGGGAGATAATAAATCTATAAATGATATATGGTTTGGAGAAAAATATAATGAGTTAAGACACAATTTAAAACGAGGAAATTTTAAAGGTGAAAAAAAATGTGATGTGTGTTATCATAATATAAAAAATCAATTCTGGCCTTTAGCAATGGCATATGATAGATTTGGTGTAAATGAAAATAAATATCCTACACTATTAGAATTAGAATTGAGTAATGAATGTAATTTAGAGTGTTTGATGTGTGATGGAAATCTGAGTTCAGGTATAAGGAAAAATAGAGAAAAGTTACCAAAATTACCTATGCATTATAATGATAATTTTGTTGAACAGTTAAAAGAGTATATTCCACACTTGGAAGAATTAAGATTTAATGGTGGAGAACCCTTTTTACATAAAATAGTACATAAAATTTGTATGTTGGTATCAGAGATAAATCCAAAATTACAAATTAATATGGCAACTAATGGTATGGTATATAATAAAAGAGTACAAGAAATTTTAGATAAGTGTGATATTAGGATGAATATATCAATAGATGGGTTTACTAAAGAGACTTATGAAAAAATACGAGTGAATAGTGGTTGGGAAACTTTAATGAAAAATTTCAAAATTTTTTGGAAGTATTTACTTAAAAAGAATCAAGCACCATCCGTTATGGTTAACCCAATGAGAAATAATTGGTGGGAAATGAAAGATGCTGTACGTTTTACAAATAAATATAAATCTAATCTTTGGTATAATACAATACATCATCCACCACACTTAGCTTTACATAATTTACCAATTGAAGAATTAAAAGATATTTATACTCAGCTAAAAGAGGATTTAAGAGAGTTGGAAGAAGAAAATAAATATTACACCAGTAGTAATACACCACCAGATTATTTAGAAAAGAGAATGGCCAATATAGGTAAGTTTTCAATGTTTGTAGAAAATCAAGTAGTTGGTTGGATAAATGAAAAAAGATAAAAAATTTTTGTTAAAAGAATCAAAAACATTTTGTATGGCTCCTTGGGTTGAACTACACGTGGCACCACACGGAAAGATTTTTCCTTGTTGTATGTCTGGTGCTTTTCCTGATAGGGCGATTGGTGATACTCGAAATGGAGATACTTTGAAGAAAAGTTGGAATTCAACGAATATGAAAAAATTAAGATTAGATATGTTGAATGAAAATAAAAATAAATTATGTGAGAGATGTCATAAATATGAAGATTTGGGTAAAGATAGTGAACGAACTTGGTATAATCAAAATTTTTTACAACATTTTGATAGAGTTAAACATACTGAAACTGATGGAAATTTATTAATTTATGATCCACCATATTTAGATATTAGATTTTCTAATATTTGTAATCTTCGTTGTCGGATATGTGGTCCTGAATTAAGTAGCGGTTGGTTTAATGATGCAAAAAAATTAAATCCAGAAGGGTTTAAGGAAAAAGAAATAATATCACCTACAGAAAGTCCTGAAGAATTATGGGAACAAGTTGAATCACTTATACCAACTATAGAACGGATTCATTTTGCTGGTGGCGAACCTTTGGTTATGGAAGAACATTATAAAATTTTGGAATTATTAATAGAAGAAAAAAATACAGATGTTACAATTACTTATAATACAAATTTTGCCAATTTAGTTTATAAAGGAAAAAATGTATTAGATTATTGGAAAGAGTTTAGAGAAGTAGTTGTTTGTGCCAGTTTAGATGGTATGGGAAAACGGGGTGATTATATGAGAAAAGGACAACAATGGGATAAAATTGTTGAAAATCGTAATAAAATGAAAAAGAAATGTCCAAATACATATTTTCATATTACACCTGTAGTTAGTTTAATGAATGTTTTTCATATTTTAGATTTTTATAAATGGGCAGTAGATACTGAATTTATTTCACCTAAGAATATAACAATTTATTTATTGTTTGAACCGAAATATTATAATATTCAAGGATTGTCTACAGATATGAAAAATAGTGTTGTAGAAACTTATAATAAATTTTTTAATACTTATTTAACTAAATTTGATACTGATGTATCAACTCATGTTAAGAATCAATTTGAAGTAGTTTTGAATTACATACAAGAAGGTACATTGGATATTAAAAAGAATTTTATAAATATTAATACAAAATTAGATAAAATTAGAAAAGAAAATTTTAGAGAAATATTTCCTGAGATAGAAGGAATGTAAATAATGGATAAACGTATATTAAAAGAATATAATCAATATAGAAGTTCTGAATATCCAACTATATGTTATGCTCCAACAAAAAATATGTATTTAGATATTTTTGGAAATATAACATCTTGTTGTTTCAACAGAGGAATTTCAGTAGGAAAATATCCTGAAATGTCGTTAAAAGAAATATGGAATGGAAAATCTTATACACAATTACGTGAGGATGTAGATAATTTAGATTTTAATAAATGGTGTGGATTTTGTAAATATGATTTAGAGAATAAAAATTATAGTGGATTTAAGGGAAAATTTTGGGATACCTTACCATTGAATAATGATTGGCCAACAAGAATTGAATTTGAATTAACTAATAGATGTAATCTTGAATGTGTAATGTGTAATGGTGATTGGTCTCATTTAATACGAAAAAATAGAGAAAAGTTAGATCCGATAAAAATGGTATATGATGAGAAATTTGTAGAACAATTAGAGGAGTTTATACCAAGTTTACATGAAACGCTTTTTATTGGTGGAGAACCATTTGCAATAAATATTTATTATGATATATGGGAAAAAATGGTAGAATTGAATAATAAATGTAATATAATAATTCAGACTAATGGTACAATTTTGAATAATAGAATTAAAAAATTATTAGATAACGGAAAATTTACAATTAATATATCATTAGATTCTTTAAATGAAAAAAATTATAATGCTATTAGAGTGAATGCTGATTTTAATGTAGTGATGAAAAATTTAGAATATTATATGGAGTATTGTAAAAAGAGAGGTACAAGTTTTAGTATAACTCCTACGATAATTAAACAAAATTGTTTGGAGTTGGAAAATTTTGTTAATTTTGCAAATGAAAGAGGAATCGGAGTTTATTTTCATACAGCAGAGTTACCTAAAGAATGTTCTGTAAGGGATAATAGTTTAAATGAACTTAAAAAAATATATGATATTATGACAAAATTTAAATTTACAGAAAATACTTGGCAAGAAAAAGATAATAAAGAAAATGCAAAAAGTATTATATATAAAATAGATTTGTGGAAGCGAGAATTAGAATGTTAAATTTTTATTTTGATAATTTTGTGTTATTTCCAAATTTAAAATTTTATAAAGAATATTGTAATTTACATTATAAAAATTATTCTATTACTGTATGTCAAAAATTTCCTTATGTAAATGGGTATCCTAAATTTGTAAAGAATTTTGAGAATTTTGAGGAAAAACCACAAATTGTTATTAAAAGAAGTGATTTAAAATTTAAAGATAAACCATTTGCATTACCAATCGCAAATGGAATTCCAAGTTTTGTATGGGATATTATAAATAATAATGTGGATATTACAAAAAAAACACCATTAGAATATATGACACAGGAATGGATGAAGTTACCTGAGTCTTGGCCTGAGTTTGGCCCAAGAATAGAAGATTTTATTTATGATATATATCAGTTTAAACGTGACAATTCTGAGTATTTTAGTACACATGGTTGGTTTATTAATTATTTGTTATGGTTGGATATACCTTTTACAATTAATTCGTTAAATGAAAAGAATAATGATAAAATTTTTGGTAAAAAATGGTATGTAATAGATCATTTAAATTACATTCATAGTATGCCTTATGAAATGGATTTATATAAAAATACTATAGATTTTATTAAAGATACTGATATTAATTTAATGTTTTTAACTCCACAAGAACCATCTACATCGTCAGATAAATTTTATAATATAATTAAATTTTGTATTGATAGGAATTGTTTGGCTAATAAGATATTTTATTTAAGTCAAGATTTTTTTGTAAAAAATAAAATTTATAAAATTAAACCTTATATGTGTAAAGAGAAAAATAGTATTGTTAATAATTATGGTATTTTAGGCCCAGCCTTTCTTCTTAATGTACGACAACAGCAAAAGTATCTTACTACATATAAACCATCATTTGATTTGGAAAAAATAAATAGAAATAAACATTTTTATTTTGTAGTCGGTAATCCAAAAAAAGAAAGAATAAAGGCACTTTTATATTTTTATTCTGAAAATTTATTAAATAATATGAATTGGAGCTCTATATATCCTATTAAAGAAGCTTCTGAAATTACACCAAAAGTTTTTGAAGATGATTTGAATTATAATATTTGTACAAATGAACGCGAACTTGTACATGGCGAGGTTTTGAACGATGATAATTATATACCAAAAAAAATAGTTGAAGATTCTTATATTTCAATTATATTTGAGGTAGATCCACGGGGATTAAACAGATTTATAGATGAAAAAATATTAAAACCAATTATTAGTTTACATCCATTTATTATTTATGGAAATCCTTATACATTGGATTATATTAGGGATATGGGATTTGAAACTTTTCCGGAAATTTTTGATGAATCATATGATGAGATTATTGATGATGACGAAAGATTAGAGTTTATTTTGAGACAGATTGAAAATATTTGTAATTTATCTGTAGATGAAGTACATGAATTGTATAATAAAGTATATTCGAAACTTGTTAAAAATAGAGAATTATTTTTATCAATGGATATTAAAAAAGAATATGAGAGTTGGTTTGAAATATCATGAATAGAATAATATTTTGGTTTTTACATAAAGATGAAAATAATATTCCAGTTCCGTTAATTAAAGGTATACAATTTGATACGATTACTCAGAAATTTATTCGTATTCCTAATGATAAAATCGGAAATGAATGGGATATGGATATAGATTTAGAATTATGTAATCAACTCAAGTATTATAATATAGATTATAAGGTGAATTTAATAGAAAGGGAATGTAGTATATCTTTAGATACTAATCTTATATGGATTAGTATTCCTGGATTTTTTGAATTAAAAACTACTTTAAATAAAATACCAAAAAAAGTATTAGAGTTTGCTAAAATTAACAATGCTACTATTCTAATTAATAATGCCCGTGAATCTTTTGATGATTACCCACCAGGAAAATTTCCCGAAAAAGTGATTAGTAATTTTATTAAAAGAAAAAAATTTCCAAACCATTTAATAAAAGTTATTATTAATAACCATGGTTTACCCAATAATATAACTAAACCAGAGTATTTTAGACCAATAAATCATTGGCCCATGTTTATGGTACAATATACAATACCTAATATTATAAAACATAATATTAAAAAAAATAAATATAATTTTTGTTTTTTGGCTGGTCATATGAGGAAGGGGTCTACAAGAGAGGAATTTTTAGCTAAAGGATTGGAATCTGGTATTATAGATGATAATTTTTTTTATACTAAGATATGTTATAATCCAAAAGAAGTTAGGGATAGATTGAAAAAATGTGGGTATAATAAAAATACAATTAAAAATTTAACTACTACATATGTAGTGGATTTGTTTGGAAATGAAATGTTGGGATCGGAGTTATATAAAGATGTATTACCTGGAATACCGGCATCGACTCCAGACCTAAATCTACCGCCACAGTCATTAAGTAGTTATGTAAATATAGCTATAGAGTCAAGACTTAATTGTAAATCTGTAACAGAAAAAGTATATAAGCATATACATAGAAAATTGCCATTCTTGGCGTTAGGATACCAGAATTTACATACTAAAGTATTACACGAAATGGGATTTAAACTGTATGATGAAGTGTTTGATTATTCATTCGATTGCAAAGAAGCACATCAAGATAGAATAGATTTACTTTTAAAAGAACTGCAAAGATTAAGTAATACAGATTTATCTGAAATACAAGATATTCTTAAACCAAAATTAGAATATAATTATAATAATTTTATGAAGATAGCTAATGATAAATCTACTTGGATTTATAGTTTGACTGGAAATTACATATGAAAAAAATAATTTTTTATAGAAAAAATTTAGATGATTCGGAAATGGAAGAATTTTTCAAATGGCCACAAGAAATTTCAGATTTATATGAATGTAGATTAATAGGAGATGAGGTTTCAGAAAATTTTTATAATTGGTACATAATAGACCTTGCAAGTGAGGAATCTATGGAAGGCAAATTTAATGATTGGATAGATGATAATATTGCTTTATTTTTGAAACAAAATAATATAAAAATTATGTTGTGGATGCCATTAGAATCCATACACCCTGTTAAACTATATACGTCGATGTTAGAATTTTTTAAATTAAATAAAATAGATTTAAATAATGTGTATCTCGTCCAGAATAATTTAAGTTTAGATAAATTTTTACATCCTGATGTTAACATTCGTACTCAGTATTCATCAGAATGGTTTAGATTTAGACAGTTATTATATTATAAAACATTACCACAAACAAAATTTACAAAAGAAGTATTGAGTGATAGCTATATTGAAAAAAATTTTACATTTAAACGAAATAAAAAATATTTTTTACCTATAAGAAATGTAAAAATTGAAAGAATTTTGTTATTGTCTATTTTAAATAGTTTGAATATATTAGATTGTGGATATTATAGTATTTTGGGAATAGAAGATGATAAATATTTAAAGAATTATCAACTTGAAAAAGTTGATGGAAAATTAGTTTTAGCACACGACTTGAAGGAATTACTAATACATAAAACAAAATATCTTAATAGTGGAGTAGATTTCGATGAAACCGAAGATTCGTTTTATTCAAGTGTTTTAGATTATTTTGATGTAACTCAAGTTGATATTGGAATAATATTAAATAAGGTTAGACGTACAATGGATGGCAATGAAAATATAGGAGTAGATTTTAAAGATTTTGCTGAAGGGCTGTATGATAAACAAGAGAATTTAGAAATAGATACTAAAATAAGTAAATATGATAGATTTGAAATGGGTATATATATTAATCAAGATTTTGATAAAGAAATAAAAGATTCATTATTTACTATTACTTGCGAATCTGTGTTCGAGGATAAACATCCGATAGTTATGACAGAAAAAGTATGGAAACCAATTATTTATATGCATCCATTTATAGTTTTAGGAAGTGTTTATACATTAAAAAATTTAAAAAAATTAGGATATAAAACATTTCCCGAATTTTTTGATGAAAGTTATGATGAGATAGAGGATCATA